GTGTACAAGTCATGTGCCCAGTTACCAATGCCTTTAGGTGTGCCTATGAATAAGGCTTTACCCTGTTTGTCTGCTAGTGTAGGACGCAGGACTTCTGTCCACGCTGTTTCGTCCACATCGGCAAACTCATCCATTACCATAAAGTCCAAGCCTACTCCACGCAATGAGTCAGCGTTGTCCGCACCCTTAAGGCTAATCTGACTGCCGTTGCGTAACAAGATAGTCAGTTCACTTTCGTTTACTTTCTTAGTCCAGTTGAGGTCTTGTAGTTTATTCTTTAGTTTACGCCAAACAATTTGTTTAGCCTGTCTGTATGTTGGTGCCACATACCAAACTTCTTGGTTAGGAGTTTTAGCGTGGTAGCACAATTCTCTAATGCTCAAGTGTGTCTTACCAAAACGACGCCCTGCTACTACTACACGGAATCTGTGCGGGTCTTTTGCTATGGTATCTTGTGCTGGACTTAATGGCATTATCTTAAAATGGTTGCCCAGTCAATGTGATTAGCTAGGTAACCAGCAATAGGGCCCAGTATCAGTGCCGCGGTAGCAATACGGGCAAGTACGCTGTTTCTGAATGTTTTTAAATCTTCAATGTCTGTGCTTAGTTTAGCGTGTTGAGAGCATGATGCGTCATACATTTTTGACAGTTGATCTTTTAGTTCTGCGTCATTAGCACGAACAGTTTCTTTAAGCTCATCTACCTTGGTTTCCAGTACAGCTACTCTTTCGTTAGTTGTTGCCATTAATCATCGCTCCATGGTAAAGGCTTTTTATCATCAGATTCTTGGCCTGTATCTGACATTCCAAGCAAGTTTTTAGCTAGGAAGATTTGAACAGCGGCATTCATGTTCTTACAAGCATTATTCAGCATAGCACGGCGTAATGTTATCTTTAAGTCTTCACGGCCTTTTGTGAGATTATCCGCAAAATTGTAGCGTAGCGTGTCTTCCTTAATACCAAACCAGTTAGATATCTCACTATCACGGCAACCCAATGCGGCGAGCTTTTCAACTTCGTCCGGGTCTATAACCTTCTTATCGCGTCCAACAGGAATTCCTAAGTAGGTTGCTTCAACTAGTTCTTTGGGTTTAGGACCAGGCTTACCTCTTGGGTGAAGTTCGCCAAATGCCTCTACTATATGTTTATCTTCCATCTAGTATTTATAGCAGTCATGAAAAAGCCCCCAATAAAGGAGGCTATTCACTCGTTGTATTAAGACGATATAGGATAATAAA